CTCTGAAGATTTATTCAATGCAACTCAAGTTGGAGGTGAAGTAGCAGTAGAAGTTAAGACATCTGCACCACGCGTATTAGGCGCTACTGGTATTAAGCAAGATGTGATCAAGTTCTTATCCGCAGAAGAAGCAGCAGAATATACTGCTTTAGTAGAAACAGCAATGGCTACTTATAAGAGCCAAAAAGGTCAGAAGGCAATAAAGCCAGAAAATATGACTGCAGAACAACTCGAAGCTTATATTACAGCTTTACGTAATGGTGAATCATATTCTCCAGCGTCAGATGCTCCTAAGTCATTTATCGATGTCTTCAATAGTGAAGACTATGACCGTTACAACGAATTATTAGCTATTTCTGCTGCAAACAAGGCTAATATGCCAAAAGCTCCAAGAGCTAAGCTCTCACTAGAGCAAAAAGCAGTTCGTGCGGCTAAAAGAACCCAAACGGAGATCGAAAAAGCTGAAGCTTTACTTGCATTACTTCGCGGTTAATAATTTCCTAAATAAGGCTAAAGATAGTTTAGCCTTATTTTTCGTTAAGTCTTCGAAGATATCCTCAAAGACTTAACGAAAAATAATAGAAAGGAGAAAAGCAAATGAAGAAAGTAACACTTGAATTGACCGATGAGCAATTAAAGAAAATAGAGGAGATGCTAAAATGCTAGTTTATACTTGCTTTAAACAAGAATTACTTGGTGGTAAACAAATAGTTAGTTTTAAGACGTATGAAGGCAATAGAGTTGATATTTCTAAGAAGTTCATAAAATATGATAATATTGCAAATTGTTATAAGTTTAGTAAAGAGGGTAGAACCGAAATTATAAAACTAGACACAGTATATGTGGTAGAAGTTAGTAAAATTAATATTGCCGATAAGCTAGCTATAGGTATAGCTCAAGATTTTCTTGATTTCAATATAGTCATACAATACAAAGACTTTTTAGATATGGCTAAAAAACTCAATAAGTCTAGTTGGTAAATTAATATGCTTGTATCTAAAAATAGACATCCTAAAAGTAAAATGAACTCTTTCGGCTTACGTAAAGAAAAACGCAAACAAGATGAAATTGAAAACCGACGAAGCCAACGTGCTTTTAACAGACAAACTAGTTTAGACGAAAACTATCTTAATTTACAAGCTGACATGTTTAGTTTATTAGCTTTATCGCATATGATTCACAGAAAAAGAAATAAGTAAAAGGAGAAATAATATGCCACGAAAAGTAACGCCAGAGAATGCTAAAGACAAATGGAATTTTTATATGCCATTAGGTCTTAAACTCGAGATGCACCAGAAACTACTCCAACTAGGACAACAACGTAAACAGTCTGCCTTGTTAAGAGCTCTTATTAGAATGTTTGTTAATGGCGAATTAAATGAATCTAAACTACTAGCACTAATTGAAGAAGAAACCTATATTAAACTAGATGGCTCATCGTCAGTATTGTAGGTGATAATATGCCTAAAATGTTTATAAAAACGATACCTGTAACACAAGACTATAATCCAATAACTTGGGACGACACCACATATTCTACTATTGTAGAAGCTAACACAATAGTGGGTTATTTATTGTCTACTAAGGCTACTGGTTGGTCGCTAAATCTCTATTTACTACCGCCGAATACATTTTATGAAGGTAATTTAGAAACCGTTAAGCTTACACTTACTCATTTAAAGACAGCATTCTTACAATGGCTAGAAGTATTAGTTACTAATCCTGGTAGTTTTCAATTTAGAAATCCACCATTAGATTTATGGCTAGATATTAGGTTAAATTGGATAAATGCTTTATGTGTCAAAATACATAATAAGTATGGCACAGATGTTAGTGAAGCTTTGAGTACAGCATATATGACTATATTATCATTGCACAGTAAAGGTAAAGTATATTTTGGTAATCTACACTATTTAGAAATTGCTATCTATACGGCTATTAAGAAAGAACATGCTTATATGCGTAATCGTTTAACTGGGAAACATCCTGACGCCATACATTTAGATGCATCACCAGGTGATTTTACAATGTCTATCGAAAACGATGTTACTGACTTTCATGAAATAATTTCAGCTCCTAAATGGCAAACCGAAGAAGAAGAACGCTATGATGAGATATGGGCAAAAATGAAAGAAGATTTAAAGCAAGATTTTAGTGAACGTGAAATAGAGCAAATTTGTAAAGGCTCTGTATTAGCCTCTTCATTATATCGTCGATTATTAAAATGGCGTAAAGAGCATCATATAGATGACTATTTATAGAAAGGAGAACACTATGAAAAAATTAGAAAAGCAAGTAGTTACAGTGGTTGATTTTACTGAAGAAAGACCTACTATCAAACTAGAATGTCCAGATTGTCATGAATTAGCAGATAAAATTGGAGTTAAATTTTGTAGCAATTGTGGCACACCTTTAAAATGGGATAACATTTTTATAAGACAGCCTAAACCAGAACCAGCAGAACCAAATAAAGAAAACTAGGAGACTACTAATGATAACAAAAGAATTATTACATAGCTGTGAACATATTAGTGCACTATTCGACCAAATGGATGGAGTGCAAGCTAGTAGTTGGCAGTATCATAAAGTGCATAAATTTAAAGAAGACCATCCTGAGTTAATTAGCGATTTGAATTTTTGTTTTGAAGTATTGGCTGGCAAACATAAATTGGGGTTTACATTACCAGTAATATCTAGTCCTAGCTATCATCACTTATATAATCAGGCTACTTCAATTAAAAATTTACATAAAACTTTAGCCGAGTATACCGCCGATGACAAAAGTGAGGTTATGATATATGCTTGTGCCTCTAGTCTACCTATATTATATCGCACCTTTCTTGCTCGCTTATTTAATCGCGAATATCGACTTGGTTACTCTAATCGTAAAGCGATGGTGACAAGTTTGCATTGTATGCTTGCTAAAAAGTATCCTGATGATTTACCATCTTATCCAAAACAATACTACATACAAGAGAAGTTAAATGGTAATCGATGTATTGCATGGTTTGACGAAGATATGGAGCAATGGCGCTTTACTTCACGTAGTCAAAAAGAGAAAGAGTATCCTTTTGATATGAGCGTACTTGATCCAGCTTATATTTATGATGGCGAAGTTATGTCTAGAAATGCTATGGGCAATCGTGATTTCGCAAAAACCTCCGGCTTAGCTAATTCTAAATATAGCGATAAGTCAGAGTTAGTATATATTATTTATGATATACTGGACGATGAATTAACTTATGAAAGTCGTTGGCAGATATTAAGTAGCTTTTTACATACTATACCTAATTATCAACAGGAGACACGTTTTGAATTTGATAGTGCTAATTTAAGTCATAATGTTGCAATCTTACCAATATTAGCTAAAGTAACAGTCTATTCTAACATCAGTTATAATCATAGACTAGATGCCATATTAGACTTTATAACTGAGCAAGGCGGTGAAGGTGTTATGCTTCGTGACCCAGAAGCACCATATTATCATAGTAGTGGCGCTGGTGATAGAAAGAATTATTTGTTAAAGTATAAAAAGCTTAAGACTTGTGATTTGCGTATTACCGGATGGAATGAAGGTAAAGGTAAATACGAAGGTATGATTGGCTCATTTATTTGTGAAGACGACCAACATACTATTAAAGTTAATGTAGCGGGTATTGATGACGATACTCGTGCTTCTGATCCTACTTTATGGATAGGTAAAATTATCGAAATTGCTTATTTTGATAGTAGCCAAGCTAAGAATAAGTCTATTAGCAGTTTACAATTTCCTCGTTTTAAACGAGTTAGAGTTGATAAAACTGAAACAAGCTTATACTAATATGGACATTATAAAAGTTAATGATGAAGTTTTAGTATTTGGCAGATATGAAGGACTAGTTTTAAATATTAAAGATGAGCAGTTATTAATATATTGCCCAGATTTTAATATAGATGAGCCATATTTAGTTACTCATCTAAGCAACGTAATAATATTAACTCATAATACTATAATTAATTAAGGAGAATAACATGAATCAATCGGCTGAAATGAAATTACGGGAAATAATAGAAGCGTATTTGGAAGAAAATCCATTACGCGAAACAGTATTTATTAAAATATTACAAAACAAAGTAATAATAGGTGAATCTATAGACGACTTAGATATACTAGTTCGTTATCCAACTGGAGAGTCATTGTAATGGGTGTATATGTTATGATTATTGTATTTGAAAATGGTGCAGTAGATTTATGTAAAGTAATAGCTAAAGACACTTGGATGAATATTATACCTTTATCAGATAATGCAGTTATAGTGGATGACTTTAAAGTAGCATGTTCTTCTACTAGCGAATTAATAGAAGAAATGCAAAGTAATGATACAGTATCCAGCTTATGCAGCAAGCATAGTTATATTGATTACATTGTCATAAAACAATGGCATACGGTAGATGAACTTATCGCAATATGATGAGTTTAAGAACAAGGTTGGCGATATATCGGATAAAATAATTAGCGAGTTAAAAGGAGAAATGAAATGAACAAAACAGAATTAGATTTAATTTTAATAAATCATAAAAAATGGCGAAATCATGATATTGATGGTATTGAGGCTGACTTGATTGGGGCTGACTTGAGTGCGGCTGACTTGAG